GGGATTTCGCCAGCACTTTGTTCGCCTAGCGACAGAATAAAGTGAATCCAATTCATGATGACAACAGAAAGAGTTACTGTATAATCAAATTCATTGACAGGAGGATATATGGCATCAACTGGCGGCGTGAAGCTGGGATCAACCTATGATGAGGCCAGAACAAGAAAGCTGAACGCGGAAGCGGAGATTGCGGAGCTTGAGTTGGCTAAAGTAAGGAATCAACTGGTATTGGTGGAGGACGTAGTAAAAGCGTGGACCGATACCCTATCTAATCTTAAATCTAAAATGACTAGCATTCCGTCTAAGGCTGCGCCTATAGTGGCGAGCGAAACGGAGATAGGAGTAGTCCAAGAGATTTTGACTGATTCAATCAACGAAGCACTGGAAGAGTTATCAAATTATGACCCAAAAGTTTCAGCGGCGAGGACTAGCAAGCCTAAAGGACCATCTGCGGGAGGTGATGAAGACACTGAAGCCGCCGCCCCGCCTAAGCGTAAGCGAGTGGGCAGACCGTCAAAGGCGACTAGACTCGCAGACTAGTGCAGAGGCTGGAACGTGGCGAACGTCTCGGGCTGAGTACCAGAGGGGCATCATGGATGCCTGTTCTGACTACAATATAAAAGAAGTCGTTGTCATGGCTGGCGCTCAGTTGGGTAAGTCAGAGGCATTGCTGAATATCATTGGCTATCACATTGACCATGACCCATGCCCGATTCTGATGCTACAGCCTACAGAGTCTATGGCTCAGTCGTTCTCAAAGGATCGTATTGCTAACGGCCTACTTAGGGCAACGCCTTGTCTGTTTGGCAAGGTAAAGGACCCACGGGCGAGAGACTCCAACAATACGACTTTGCACAAGATCTATCCTGTCGGCAGTCTTTCTCTGGTCGGTGCTAACTCACCGGCTGGTCTTGCTAGTAGGCCGATCAGAATAATACTCGCAGATGAGGTTGACCGATTCCCAGCTTCAGCAGGAAGTGAAGGTGATCCTCTATCGCTGGCTCGCAAGAGAACCTCTACCTTCCACAACTCTAAAGTCATTGCGGTTAGCACTCCGACGATCAAAGACGTGTCTAGGATTGAGGATGCTTACGAGAAGTCCGATAAGAGACAGTACTATGTCCCGTGCAAGCATTGTGATCATACTCAGACCCTGATCTGGGCCAACGTGAGATGGGTTGATAGCGACCCTGACACTGCTGGTTATATGTGCGAAGAGTGCGGTGGGTTATGGTCCGATGCAGATAGGAGATGGTCTGTTCGCAACGGACAATGGGAAGCGTCAGAAGAGTTCAAGGGTATCGCTGGGTTCAAGATATCTGGACTGTATTCTCCTTGGACAGCACTTGCTGACGGTGTTCGTGAGTTCCTGTCAGTCAAGAAGAATCCTGAGCAGCTTAAAGTATGGACCAATACTTACTTGGCCGAGCCTTGGGTGGATGCTGGTGTCACTATTGATGAGATGAACTTGTTCCAACGTAGAGAATCATACGACAAGGTTCCTAACGAAGTGGTAATTATCACTGTTGGAGCAGACGTGCAGGATGACAGATTAGAATTGACCTTTGTTGGATGGGGCCGCGATGAGGAATCGTTCGTCTTGGATCATGAGATCTTGCCTGGAGATCCGTCAACGCCTCAACTGTGGTCAGCCTTAGACTCTCAGTTAGCTAGGACGTTTGAGACAGAAGACGGCAGGATTCTTGGCGTTAGAGCTACGGCGATAGACTCTGGCGGTCACTTTACGAACAGCGTCTATCAGTACTGTCACAGGAACTTTGCTCGCAGAGTCTTTGCGATAAAGGGTGTGGGCGGAGAAGGTAGAGCGATTGCCGGTAAGCCATCAAGGAATAATGTGGTAAAGTGTCGCCTATTTCCTATCGGTGTTGATACGATTAAAGACCTTGTCTTTGCGCGTCTTAGAATTGACGAGGCTGGCCCAGGATACATAAACTTCTCTGATACGTTGAACGAAGAATACTTCCGGCAGCTTACGGCTGAGAAGATAATAACGAAACTTGTCAGAGGATTTAAAAAGAGAGTCTTTCAGAAGATAAGAAATCGTAATGAGGCTTTAGATTGTTATGTTTACTCTCTAGCCGCTTATAGTATAATCAACGTATCTGTCAATAGCATTGCGGATAAAATTCAGGCAAGATCTGAAAGACCAGAGGTTCCTGAAGAGCCAGAGGTCCAGCCTGTAACTAGAAGAAGGCCAGTGCAACGAAGGCCTAGACAAAACTATACCAACGCATGGCGGTGAAATGGCAAACCTATTTGATGCTAGTAATTACCCAAGCCAAGAACCAGAAACCTTGGTGGTCGGTGATCGGTGGGTTTGGCAACGTCCTGACCTTGTTACGGATTATCCGACAGACCAGTACGCTTTAACGTATGAATTTCATTGCGACACTGGTGGCGGCGGTAGTCATAAGTTTACTGTTACGGCTTCAGAAACCAGCACGGCGTATGTAGTAGAGGTCAGCTCTACAGTCACTGAGAATTATACAGCACATTCGTACAAGTGGTACGCTTTTATAACTAGAACCTCTGATTCACAACGAGTTGCTGTTGATAATGGCATAACAACTCTTGTGGTGAACTATGCCGACAGCAATGCCGATGTAAGAACCCACGCCAAGAAAGTCTTAGACTCTATCCAAGCTGTTATTGAGAATAGAGCAACTGTGGATCAAAGCTCATTCACAATCGCTGGCAGAAGCCTATCTAGAATGACCATAGAGGAATTATTCATGGTTAGAGACAGATACCGAGCTGAATATAACGAAGAAGTCAAAAAGGCTAGAATCAGAAACAAGAAGCCGTCTGGCAATTTAATTGGAGTAAGATTTTAATGGCTTGGAACCCTTTTAAACGAAAAGAGATCCGTAAACAGATCAAGATGCAAAGATCGTTTAAAGGCGCTCAAGGTGGTCGGTTATTTGCCGACTTTTTTAGTTCTTCAGCTTCCGCAGATCAGGAACTAAGGCAAGCACTGGTCACTTTGCGGAACAGAAGTCGTGAGCTATCACGAAATGACGCTTATGTAGCCAGATACCTAAACCTACTAACGTCTAACGTGGTTGGACATAACGGTATTAGAGTTAATGCTAAGTCTAGAGACTCTGACGGGACCTTGGATTCTATCGCTAATTCAACGATTGAGACGGCGTGGAAGAAGTGGTCTAAGAAGGGTAACTGCACTGTGGACGGTCAGATGTCCATGATTGACTGTCAAAGGATGTTTATTGAGGCTTTAGCCCGTGATGGTGAGGTCTTAATTCGTCAGATCACAGATCCTACAAGCGAATTTGGCTATAAGATTGAATTTCTGGAAGCAGATCACCTTAACGACACTAAAAACGAGATCTACACTAACGGCAACAAGGTTGTCATGGGTGTTGAGATCAACGACAAGCGAAAACCTGTCGCGTATCACTTATATAAGAACCATCCAAACGATTTAGGGCTTCAGCAGAGCAATGAGACGATTAGAGTCCCAGCAGAAGAAGTCATTCATGCTTTTGTCCGACAAAGACCTGAGCAGACCCGTGGTTATCCGTTTGTAGCGCCCGTGATGGGCAATATCAAAATGTTGAACGGGTATTATGAAGCTGAGATCACCGCTGCTAGGGTTGCATCTGCGAAGATGGGTTTCTTTACCAGTCCTGCTGGTGATGGTTATGTTGGTGAAGATGTTCAGGATGAATACACGCCGATCATGTCAGCAGAACCCGCGACATTTGAGCAGCTCCCTGCTGGGATGGATTTTAAAGCGTTCGACCCAGCGCATCCTACTACAGCGTTTGAAAGTTTCAGCACAGCTATTCTGAGAAGCATCGCGTCAGGGTTGAATATTTCATACCATTCAATCTCAAACGATCTTTCTAGTGTGAACTATTCATCCTTACGGGCTGGCAGTTTAGAGGATCGAGACCAGTACAGAATGCTTCAGAAGTTCATGATCGAGCATTTCATGGAGCCTATCTTTAGAAGCTGGCTGAAGAATGCAATGACCAGAAGCATTAACCTTCCGATTGTAAAGTACGACAAATTCGCAGATGGCGTTTCTTACATTCCTCGCAGTTGGGGTTGGGTAGATCCGCAGAAGGAAATGCAAGCTAACATTGCTGGCCTTCAGAACGGAATTGTGACCTATCAAGACATCGAAGCTAACTATGGACGTGATGTTGAAGAACTTTTTGAGCAGCACGAACGCGAACAGAAACTTGCTGAACAGTATGGCGTGAAGACAGCGTTCCAACCGTTCGGAATGAAGATGCCAGTTGACGCAGATGTTCAAGGCCGAGACGATGCCGAAGCCGAATAGCGGAATGAAGGAAGAAGCCCAACGCGGTCTTGATTGGCGGCGTGAGTTCGGCAGAGGTGGTACAGAAGTCGGAATTGCCAGAGCCAGAGACATCGTTAACGACAAAGATCTGTCAGATTCTACTGTTAAAAGGATGTATTCATACTTTTCACGGCATGAAGTAGACAAGCAAGGTGAAGGCTTTAAGCAAGGCGAAGAAGGATACCCGTCAAACGGACGGATAGCTTGGGCGCTTTGGGGTGGTGATGCTGGGTTCAGCTGGTCAAAAAGACTTGTTGAACAGATGAAAAAAGATGAAAGATGGTCTGAATCTATTGACAAATCTGATACTATTGAGCCTGAACAAGAGGTAATGAAAATGGAAAGACACGTTATAGGGGTTGAAGAAACCGAAGACAGCTTTATCGTCGAGTTCAGAAAAGACGATATGGAAGTTGTTGAAGATACTGAAGAAGAAGCTGTTGAAGAAGTTGTGGAAGCAACAGCAGAAGCCGACGATGAAGAATATCAGGCAATGGCCCGTGATATGGTATCTGACAAAGTAATTTATAGGACAATCGACCTTTCTCGCGGAGCTATTGACGAGGAAAAAAGGATTGTCCGAATTGGTGTTTCATCAGAGACGCCAGTTGAACGAGATTTTGGCTTAGAGGTTCTGAGCCATAATAAAGAAGACATAAATATGGAATTTATGGCTTCTGGTCGCGCTCCACTTCTGAACAACCATAAAATGGATGAACAGATAGGTGTGGTGAGATCGTTTTACCTTGACGAGACGCAGCGGCGTACTGTTGCGTTGGTTGAATTTGGCAATTCAGCCTTGGCTCAAGAGGTTTTCACTGACGTTTCCAAAGGAATTAAGCAAAATATTTCTGTCGGTTATAGCGTCACAAAGATGGTTCGTGCCAAAGACGGCGAAGGAAAGGAGTATTACAGGGCTAGTTGGACACCGATGGAAGCATCGATTGTCAGTATTCCTGCTGATTCCTCTAAATTCGTTGGCGTTGGTCGATCCGTAGAAAAAACTCTAAACACTAATAAGGTGACTACTATGACTGAAGAAGTAAAAGTAGATGTTCGCCAAGTAAGTGATTCAGCCAAGGCAGAAGCGTTAGCCAATGTCGGTGAAATCATTTCTTTGGGTAAGCATC